CCCCTCAAGATGAAGTGGCATATCTTCATGAAATCACAAGACGTAGGGGCATTGAGAATGGTTACTATCAGGGATGATGCGGTGCTAAAGGGTATGGGTCTATTGATCATCACAGAAGACCCGATCTGCGATTGCATCCTGGCTTCCATCGCGCTCATCTATGTTGTTCCTGAATATCGTAGGGGCAGGGTAGGGATTGAGTTGGCAAAGATGCTTTTGGATGAGGCACGACTCTCAGGAGCACAGCTAATAACCGCCCAAACATGTATCCACAACAATGTCCAGCGCATATTCGAATACCTTGGGTTTACAGATTATGGTAGATTGTTAATTAGAGAGGTGCAGTAATGCCACCATTGGTAATCGCCGCAGGAATTATGGCTGCTGCTACAGTTGGTGAGGGAATCTACGAGGCGGTGAGCAAGCCTTCCGCGCCCGTGGCTCCCACTCAGGCGAAAACCAACGAGCAGACGGCTCAGGCGGCTCAGGCATCGGCTTTGGCACAGGCTCAGGCATTGACACAGCGCCGGGGCATGGCAAGCACGATGCTGCAAAGTCCCATGACCAGCGGTAATGCTACAGTAGGGAAAGCGACTCTAGGGGGTTGAAATGGTTCTGGTATTCAAGAACGGCGAAGAGGAAATAGCGAGACACGAATCTCCGTACATCCCCAAAAAGGATGATGAGATCAAACTTGGCAAGCGCCATTTCATTGTCAGAAAGCTCGTGTACGAGTTTTACGGGTCAAATAACGCTCATCTGGCAGAAGTGTTCATGGATGAAATGGAGTCGTAGATGGCTTCTGTCGGTCTAGCCACGCCGTATATGGACTCCGGGGGATATGCACCCTCCCGGCTGAATGATCGTTCCGCCGACAATAGGGCGAAAGATGCCCAAAAATACTTACAAGTCCTTGCACAAGAAAGACTTCCGTGGGAGTGGATGATCGATCAACTTATTGCCTACGTGAATCATGGGCGTAGGTCTATACAAGATAAAGACTTATGGCCAGGACAACCTACCGGCCAAGAGATTTACGATGATTCCGCCATGCTGGCGTGCAGCAAGTTGGTTGATGGGATGGTAGGGTATCTCTGCCCTCGCAATCAGCGATGGTTTGCGCTGCAACTTCCCGGCGTACTGAATTTTCCACGAACTTCCCGGATGCGAAGCTGGACCGGAAAAAGCGTTGACTCCTATCCGGAGGTTCAGAAATGGATGCAGAATTCCCAAGACGTAATGGAATCAGCGTTTAACCGTTCTAATTTCTACGACATTAACACCGAGTTCATCCGTGATGATGCGTCAACCGGAACGGCTCATCTGATAATCGAGGAAGACGTGGCGGCGGCTAGGACCGTTTTCACTGTTCCTCATTTTCGGGAGTGCTATATAGCTGAAAACCGATTTGGGCAGGTCGATACAAATTATCGTGTCTACAAAATGACGCTCCGGCAGTTCGTTCAACAGTTCGGCATGGAAGCGATGAAGAGGGCGGACGATAACTTTGAGAAGGATTACGAGAGCAATATGCACTCGGAGCGCGAAGTTCTCCACGCGGTCTACCCCCGAAAAGATTACATGCCTGGGCGCATCGATGCGAAAGGGAAGAAATGGGCATCCGACTGGGTTTATCGAAAAGGCGGAAAGATACTCGAAGCATCAGAGGGCGGAGACATGGGAATCTCGATGCTACACGAGGGCGGCTACGACTCCATGCCCATTATAACGACGAGGTGGAGAAAGAATTCGGACGAACTCTACGGGCGGGGACCGGCGCACGACGCCTGGGTCGCCATTGCGTTAGCGAACCAGATGGGGAGAACCAACCTGATTACGGCCCAGAAGGCGGCTGAACCGCCCCTGGCTGCGTATGAGGATCAGCGCGGGAAGGTTCAGCGGGGGCCAAACGGAATAACATTTATCTCTCCGAATCGTGGTTCTATTCGGGACATCATGCCTCAGCCTCTTACGACTGGAGTCCAGAATCTTCCGTTCAACATCGAGTATCAGGGCAGGGTTGTACAGATCATTAATGAACATTTTCATTCCGACATCTTCACAATGCTGAGTCAAATCGGGCAAGAGAAGGGGATGGGAAGGCCGGTAACAGAGCAAATCTCTGAGATGCAGAGCGAGAAAGCGGCAGTTCTGGGAACCCGCATCGGCAACCTGCAATCGGAGGCTTTCAATCCCATAATTGCGCGGATGTTCGATATTGAGGCTCGCGCAGGACGCATTCCCGAACCGCCGCAAATTCTGTCTGAATCTATGCACGAAGGTATTAAGATTCAATACCTTGGGATGCTGGCGCAAGCTCAGAAACACGTTAGCGAAGTGCGTTCGATTCAGTCTGGTCTAGCTCTTGTTCAACAGGTTGCGCAGATCGACCCGCTAGTGCCTCACTATATCGACAGCGTAGACATACTCCGTCATGCGTGGGATGCGGTAAGTGCGCCAGCAACAGGGATTCTGAGTGACAAGGCCATTGCTCAAATTCGCCAGATGGCGGAAAAAGAGCGCGAGAAACAGCAGCAGATCGACAACGCGCCCAAGATTGCGAAGGCGGCGGCGCTGGCTGGCAAAGCGGCGGAACCGGACAGCCCTATGAGGACGATGATGGGCGGCGGTAAGGAGCCGGGAGAATGATCGACTACACTCCGCAAAAAGACGCCAGACAGATTGCCACAAAGGAAATGCGGCAGAATTATCGAAACGTGTTTGGTTCGGCTGAGGGGCATAAAGTTCTTGGGGATATACTCTCCTTGTGCCATTACGGGGTTCCATTAACCAACGACGTGGAGCGGATTGAGTACAATGTTGGTCTTGAGATTGCGCAGATGTGCGGGTCAGAAGAGGCGGCAGAGGCGTATGATTCATTTATGAAAGAACGCTATGCCGAAAAGGTTTAGTGATATGATGAGCGAAGTGGATTCCCTATTGGGAATTGTGGAGAGTTGAGATGGCAAATCCAAGTCCAACGTATAGCGGTGTGAACTTGCCGGGAGCGGATGCTCTGCGAATTCCTACGGAGCGATGCGGGTTTGTCGCCAAGCCCACGCAAACACAACCGGCAGTAGACACATTCGGCGAACTCGACCTCGGCGGGATGGGCGCAAGCACCATCACGCTCAATGCGCAACAGGCTGGGGCATCTCTTATCACCCTGACTCCAACTGGGAATGTGATTCTTGTGTTCCCCACGTGCCAGCCTGGGGCCTCGGTGTTCGTCCAAAACCTGGGCGGGGCCTCCGTAACCGTCACTTGCGAAGTGAATGGCAACACGACCAACACCGCTGTTGTCACCTACGGCAAGATGGGAACGGTAGTGCATACGGGGACCAACGGCGGAATGTATTTGGCAGGTTTGACGTAAAGAGTTTGGTTTTTCACAATTCGGGTCCGTTGAGAGTCCGGCGGGATTCAAAGCGGCGCAAGCAAGACCATGACGGCTATATGGAGCCATATCTCCTGTAGCCGTCATTTTTTTGGCCCGTACTTTTTTGAAGGAGTAGTAAATGCCAGAAGCAGCAGTTGTCGAACAACCGGTAACGGAAAACTCGACGGGCAACCAGCCGCAGGAAAGTCTGGGATGGCGGTCGGCGATATCTCCCGATCTTCAAAAGAATGAGGTTTTGACACCGTACAAGAATGTGAACGATCTCGCGAAAGTGCACATCGAGACGGTGAAAAAGGCCAAAGACTTAGAGGAAAGAGTAGGTAACTCGATCCCCAAACTGGGCGAGAATGCGACGCAGGAAGAGCGCGATAAGTTCTATACCTCACTCGGACGGCCCGAAAAGCCGGAAGGTTATGAGCTAGACCCCGATAAGAAGAATGCGCCTGAGTGGAACAAGTATTGGGAGGACACCCTGTTTTCCGAAGGTATTCCCAAGAAAACCGCTCAAGCTCTTCAATCGAAGTTGAATGCTCAGTTGACCTCAATGGTGGAAGCGCACAACGCCAAGATTCTCGCAGAGAACACCAAGGCGGCTGAAACCCTGAAAACCGAGTTGGGCGACAAATATGATGCGAGTGTAGTGCTCGTGTCGCGGCTATGGAAGGAATGGGGAAAAACAGAAGTCGAATTCGATAAGGCGTTTGCAACTGAAAGCAGCGCCAACCGAACTACGATGATGCGCTTCCTGTTGAACGTGGCCGCAAAAACCGGAGAGGATTCATCTTTGCGCGGGACTGGGCAGAGGGCGGAAGCGCCTAAACCCGGATACGATTTGAGTAAATTCAATCTTCCGCCAGCAAGGGTGTAGGTCTCTCTAAGGGGAGATTATCGCCATGGCAGACCAGTCTCAACTCGGTTACACGACGCTTACGGACGTAATTAACAGCTACTCGTCCTCAGATGCTCGTGCGCAGTTTGTCCAACCCTCCAAGGTGCTTGCTCGCGCTTGCCCCTTGCTTGAGTTCTTGCCTTTCGTTCCGGCAAACAACATGCTTTTCAACGTCGCACGGCGCACCGATTACTTGGACGTTCCTTCAACGCGCCGGTTCAACGAAGCCGCGAATGTCACTTCGTCCAAGAACACCAACATCACCGACGATATTGCTATGTGGGAAAACTGGAGTGTTGAGGATTCGGCGTTTGCCGATATTCAACCTGATCCCACGGCGTATATGTCCGATCAAATCAGCAACAAGATTGAGGGCTTCAAGCAGAAAATCGAAGTCACGTTGTTTTACGGGAATCCGGCTACCGATGTTGGCGGAATCAGGGGGCTGGCAACGCGAATCAATAACCTTGAATCGGTGCCCAACGGAGATGGAAGCTGGCCTGCGAATGCTTACAACGGCGGACTGACCTCCGGCAACGCCACCAGCATCTGGGTTCTTGAACTCGGAAGAGACAAGGTGCAGGCAATCTATCCCGCTGGAACTCCTGCGGGTCTGGAAATCAACACTATTGGAAAAATTCCGTGGACTATGGCTACCGGGCTGAGTGGCGTTCTCGGACAATCCAAGGCGCTGATGGCGTATGTAACCCAGTGCAAATGGAGCTTGGGGATTCAGATTGTTGACGAACGCTGCGCCCAGCGCATTGCCAACGTCAACCCTGTTCCTCTCCAAGTTGGCGGGTTCGATGAGAACCTGCTCGTCCAAGCACTCGGCAATTTGCCTTCCGCTGGTAACGCTCCCGGCACGGTGATTCTGTGCAGTCGCGCCGTTCTGAACGAGATGAACATTCGCGCAATGTCGCAGAAAACCAACGGCTACTACACGCAAAACCAGGAAACCGGCGACATCTGGGGATCGCGGCGTATTACGCGCTTCCAGGGAATTCAGGTTGTTATGGCCGAAAAGATTTCTAACTCGGAAACCATCATCACCTAGCCTATGTCGCTAGAGGGAGATCATCATGCTTTCAGACGCAATGCAGTATTTCCACGGAACTGGAACGTCGGCTTTCGGGCCGATTACCACCACGGCCAAGACGGGGTTTACTGGCTCTATCGCCACCACTGGAGTCTTGACTATCACCGCAGGTCCAGCCGGGGGCGAACTTCTGGTAGGGGACTCTCTTACGGGAGCTAACATCTCTACCACGCTTGGTCCTACCATCGTGACGGGCATTACCGCAATCACCGCCGCGAACGGCGTTGGCACCTACACTGTCAGCTACCCGCAACTGTCAACCAGCGCAACCATCAATGCTACCCCGGCGCTCTTGGGCGATCTTCTGGTCGTTGGGGCAACCTCACAGCAGAGCAACCAGGAGATTGACTTTGGCGCGCCGAACCCTGGCACGTCCAACCCGTTTATCTCCGCATTCCCGTCTTTGACCGAGAAGGGATACGCCTATCCGCCCGAAATTGTGGGCGACGGTGGAATCCCGTTCGGCGTTCACATCGTTGTTTCCGGGCCGGTTTACGGGAACTCACTCACCAGCATCGCGTTCAATGTCGAAACCGGGGCAGCGACAGGGGCTACAACGATTATCGCAACCAGGTCTTTGACCATCGCGCAACTGCAAGTTGCCGGAGCGCACTACTGGATTCCGGTTCCGGGGAACTCTGTTCTTGAGTTCCTTCGCTGGAACGCGGTCAACACGCCGGCCAACAACGGCTATGTCGGTTCCATCTATTCGTGGTGGGGACCGAAAGCAGGACAGGAGCAGTAGATGAAAGTTGTAGCGAAGTGCCTTGCGTTTGCTTGGGATAGTCTTGCCAAAAAAGCGTACAATCCCGACGCTGGGCCGTTGCCTGACGGCCTCTATGAGATCGACACGGATAGCCAACTGGCTACCTTGAAGACACTTAGAGGCGACTGGATTTTCCAGTATCCCGGCCATGAGGGGCGTCCAAAGCCGGGAGACAAGCCTGTAGCGGCTGTGGCAACGGCAACCATCAAGGAAGTTGTCGAGGCCAAGGCAGAGGCGGTCAAGGTTGATAAGCGCAAGGTGCCAATAACTGCCGAGCGCAAGGCTCAACTCGCGGCAGCACTCGTAAAGGGCCGCGCCGCGAAGAAGGCGCGAATAGCAGAATTGGCGGCTGCTTAGAACGGTCAACCATTCACAGAGGGGCGCGGCTTCGATGCCTCGTCCCTCTTTTTCTTTAGGGAGCCTCGATGAACTACTCGCCTGTGTCCATTGCCAATATAAGTTTGCAGCGCATTGGCGCTAGAGGGACCATCGGATCGTTCACAGAAAACAGCCCTAATGCCATAAAGGTAAATGTGTGCTGGGATGCTGTCCTGCAGGAGGTGCTTTCGGAACGAGAATGGAAATTCGCCAAGACTCGCGTCGCCTTGCAGCAGAACGCGCAAGCTCCAGCGGGCGGGTATAAGTACGCCTATTCTCTGCCGTCAGATTATCTGAGGCTGGTTAGGCCAAGGGAGATACCAGAAGAGCGCCGCATTGCCGATGGAGCCGAGTGGGGTTGGGGCGGTGATGGGTATGGGTGGTTTCGCCACCGCGATATTCCTGTACACCCGCATGAGGTGGTGCCGTATGTCATTGAAGCGGTTCTGAGCGCAGACGGGGTTTCGTACACCAACAATCTCCTGACGCACTATCCGGGGTGCGATACTTACACGAACGTCTGCCCCATCGTCATCAACTACATCCGGCTCATCACAGACTTTACGCAGTTGCTTCCCGGCTTCGTGAACTGCCTTGCGTATCGGCTTGCTGGAGAACTGGCGCTGGCAATCACAGAGGATGAGAGCAAAGCCAAGAGCATGATGCAGATGTACTTCACCACGCTCAACTCAGCGGCGGCCCAGCAGGAGTGTGACTACCTTCAGGATGAGGCCGGTTCGCAGTCATGGGTGCAAGCGGGGCGCTGTTTCGGGAGGCGCTACTGATGCCGAACGTCCTCATAAATTCTTTCAACACGGGCGAGATCAGCGGTTTATGTGAAAGCCGCTCGGACTTGGCTAAATTTTCCTCCGCTTGTCGTACTTTGGAGAACGCGGTTCCTCTGGTTGAGGGCGGCGCGAAGAAGATGCCGGGGACGTACTTCGCCGGGGCCACAGCCAACGGCGGGGCAATGTTCACCGCGTCTATCGCTGGCATCACTATGACCGTCACAGCGGTCAATTATGGCGTTCTGCAGGTTGGACAGACGATTGTTGGGCCTGGGGTAGCGCCAAATACTACCATTACCGCTTTCGGCACAGGAACAGGAGGCAGCGGAGATTACACAATCTCTCCAACTCAGACAGTTGG